TCTTTGGATTCTTTAGTTATCCAACTTACAAACATATTTTTGAAAGAGGGCATCTCTGATTTAGATATGGCAATTATCTCTGGTTGTGGTGTGGTGTCCTCTTCTTTAGTTAGACAACTTCCATCTACACATGATCCTTCAGCTTTATCACCTTTAAGTAATTCAAAATGAGCATTCTGATTTACTCCTTTTTCACATATAGTTACTTCAGCAAGTTCCATATCATCTACTTGTAGTACATGACTACCATCAGATTTATTAATCTCTTTACTCTTTGTAGCACTTCCTGCGATAGAATAAGATTTCATACCACCTTTTTCAATTTGATCTCTCACTCGATTAGATATTTTAGTGTCATCACGGAGTTCAGCGATAAAAAATAATCCTTTATCATCAACCCCACTCTTAAATATATTACCTGCTTTACTAATATATGCTGGTAAAGCGTGCCCAACTTGTACGTCAGAGTGCATAACCATTACGTTTCTACCCCTGAAGTTATCCATATATCTCTTAAATGCTTTCTTTAAAGCGTCAGAAGTTATAAGATGTCCTTCTCTATCTACCACTTCTACAGAAGCTGGACCTCCAACTATCATAACAGAATCTTCCCCATCATCATTTTTAAGAGCTTCGCATGATTCTGAGTATTCCACATTATCTGGATAAGCTCTGGATAGAGTAATTTTTTCACCCGGAGATGCTAATCCTGCAATGAATAATCTTTTGTATTCATCTAAGGCATCAACGATATCATCAAGAGTAGTTCTACCAGACTGAGCTTTTTCAAGAGAAATAATAGTCTCGTCCTCAGAAACCCATGAGTTATATTCTGTATTTGTAGTCGCTAATGTGACCACATTAACCTCCTATCCTACGGGAGCCGCAACTCCCCATATTACTCCTTCATAGCCAGTGCTTGAACCACTACCATAAACGGATACATTTTTTCTAAAGTCTAAAGGATGTGTACTAATAAAGTGATTATGTTCTGTAGTATCATTACCAGTCAGCTTAATTGCTGCTGTACTTGCTTCTGCAGTACAATCAAAGGATACATATAATACCTGAGAGGCATGAGTGTTTCTAATACTTATTCCTCTTATCGCACCCATTGGCATAAGATGTTTTGATATAGATAGGTTAGCAGTCCCTTGCCATTGGTAACCATTACCTCCAGCTAAACTTCCATCTACGTAATCTATAAGAGCAGTGTTTTGTCTTTTATCCCACATCAAGCAATCCCAATACATATTAATATTGTGTTGGGTATTTGAACAGAACTTGATCCTGTATGCAGTAGGAGTGGTTGTTAATTTATATGTCACACTTACTCGTTGATAATCTGTAGTTAAATCTACTGCAGTTCCTGTGGCAAGTACAGTTCCATCAGAGTCTGTAATCTGCATTACTGCATCTCCTGATGCGGATGCTCCTCTTACCATTCCTGAAGCTACTATATAAGCGTCTGAAGTTCTACTAGTTCCTCCAGCCAAGTCTTCTGTCTCAACATAAAATCCTTCTTTAGCTGCCGAGTTTGCTGGGTTTGCTGTAAGTTCTGCTGACCCTAAATGTGGATTCGCAGTGGTTCTAGAAATTGCTGAACCGTCTGCTGTAAATTCTGATATAGTTGCATTCTCTATTGATGGGTTTAAAATTCTATTTATGCCGGGACTACCTGTAGTAGCTAGTTCCCAATTAGCAGTAGTTCCTGCTGCTCCTCCTTGATCTAAGTTATAATATGGACCTGCATAAAGATTTAAAGCATCCACTGCAGAAGTTCCTACTGTACCACTAAACGCTACGTATCTATCCCAAGGTTGTACAGCAGTTCTAGTACTTGGATCTGATTGCCAAGTTTCCCACGATGCTGAGTCAGTATAATCATTTGCTATCGCCATTTATATATTCTCCTAAATTTCTATGCGTATGGGTAACCACCCATATTATTGAGTGGTTACTCCATTATTTATTTACTTATTTATTATGATGAGTAACCGTAAAGTGTAAGTAAGAAAATACCAGCATCATAAACACCAGCATCTCCACCACCAGACGCAACTAAATATAAGTATGAATCAGCAGCAGGTAATGCTGTAAGAGCCATCTTCTGTTTAGTCAATGTCCAGTCAGCTCCAGTATTTAGTAAAGCTGTCTCAGTTAAGCCACCAATTGCAGCATTCTCTGTACCAGTAGCTTCTGTAGCAGAATATACATCAATGTCAGGTTCACCTGTTGTAGGTGTCTCAAAACATTCTATATGCCCTGCAACTATTGTTCCATTTAAGGCTGCTGTTATCTGTCCTATATGACAGTTTGCAGCATCATTTACACCGATAATATCAGCTGCTGCTGCAGAAGTTAATCCAGTTAAATCTATAAGAATTTCAGTCTTAACTATATCTCCAGCAACTGTTACATTGCCTTTATAGACACCACCACTAGCAGTAGAAATACCAGTACCGGGAGATATATTCTGCATTCTGAAAGCAGTCTCATCTGTACTACCGAACAATAAAGTTTCAGCATCAGCAAGATAGTTCCAGTCATAACCTAACGCAGACCTAGCAATAATTCTAGTATCCGGCGTTGCGGTTGATTGTTTAAACGTATGTTTCATCGTTTATTTCTCCTTTATTAAAAGCCATACCTATCACGTCATCTTGAACATTTCTAGTAGCTCTCCACATAGCTTGCTTTATAGATTTCTTTAAAGCCGTAGTTGCTGAAGTATCAGATAGTGATCCCTCTATTAAAGTCATCACTTCTCCAACCATCCTCTTTGTCTGGACATCCAAACTTTGCAACATACCATCTGCATATACAACCTGCATTATTCATCCTTACATTACATTACATTCATTTAAAAGCGGGGGTAATTATATTTTTATAACTACCCCCTGCTTTACATATAGTCTATTTATTCTTACTTTACTAAGACTTTAGTGACTATGTACTTAAGTCTTGTATCTTAGCGTGAACGTCAAACCTGTATGCTCTGAACTCTGCCATAGTGTATAGCAAACCTCTAACAACAAGTGCGTCAGCTGCGAAGTAATCTCTGTTCTCAATATACTGAGTAGGTTGAGCCACAGCGATTTCTAAGTAATCAGTATCCAAAACGTAGATGTTAGAACCTAGTTTTGAACCACCTGAAGCAGCCTCTGATTTAGTAGTGTCTGCATCTGGTAGTATTGGAATACCTTGGTAAGTAGCAAGTACTAGACCAGTTCGAGTTCCGGGGAAGGTCTTTTCAGATCCTACACCAACTTGGTACTCTTCCTGTCCCATGTATCTTTGCTGAGAGTTAAGTAGTCTCTCTAGTTTGAAGTACTGGTCGTGACCCATAAGAATTAACTTAGGTTCTCCACCATTAGTCCTGATTGCCTGAATACAGTCATCAAGTAGGTTTAGAGATAGGTCTCTTCCAACTCCACTGTTACCTTTTACAGCAGCAGCAGCGTTCCAGCTTCCTGAAGTTCTTTGTTTTGAACTAGCTGTAGATACAGTTAAGTCATAGGCAGAACCCATGCTTTGTACTCCAGCATTTCCTTGTGATGCACTGTTAATTATTTGAACAATGTCATCAATAGAAGTTAATCCAGCTCTTGCAGTAACCGAAAGGTTATCCGCAACAGTTGAAGTTCCTGCAGCAGGCGTACCTGACATAGTGCCAAGTGTTACGTCTGTTCCAGAAATTGCTGAGATAGCTACGTTATTAGCTGTAGCTGCACCAGCGTCTACTAACTGTATAGTGTCACCGATTCTTAAATCAGTTCCAGCTGTTACGTTAGCATCAGTTGCACCTGAACCAGCAGCGATGTTTGCTACAGTGTTTGGTAGCAATAGCTCTTGGTTCAATTCCTTGATGTGATCAAGTTGAGCGTTCTCATTTTCCAACGCCAAAACATCCCCTACACCACCTTCTAATTGGGCAGTGTACATTGCTTTCACAGAAGCACCGAATGAGGTTGATACAATCTTAGGCAAGCTAGAGATTGTTTCGAGGTTTGAAACATCGATATCAGGTAGACTACCAGTCTCTGTAATAGGTCGAGACCTTTGTGTACCTCTATCGGTTCTAACCCTCCAACCAACGGTGTTACCGAAAACGGTTCTTGGGATTGCGTTGAAAAATCGAGTTTGGTTGTTTAATGATTGCCATACTTTTCTACCGAAAGTAGAAGTGAACACATTATCCGCAGATGTAGTTGTGTAAATTGCATCCGCAGTTCCTGTGTTAGCAGCATTAAACGCCTTGGATAAGTACTCAGGACCGAATACAGAAGAATTTAATCCTCTATTCGACTGAGCAATATATTCACTTAATGAAGGCATATTAGTCTCCTCAATTTTTTATCGTTTATTTAAAGTTTAAAGGTTTGCGATTTCGTCAGGCAATCCTTCATTTAGTCCTTGTCTTTTGTATTCCTGCATTTTTCGCAGTTCTTTGTAAGACAAGTTAGTTAGTTGGTCAACTACGTCATTTACAGTCTGAGCTTTCTTAATTGGAGTTTCGTCTGCTCCAAATGAGTTACTCAACTGAGGTTTCTGTAGACCATTCTCTTCCTTGAATCCCATTTTTCGTAGTCTGTTCTCGGATTCGTTTTTTACAGCTTTAGAAATGTCAAGTCCATCTATTTGTTTTTGTAAACTTGCCAATTGTTTCTGTAAGCTGTTTTCGAGTTCTTCGTCAGTAGGTTCTTCGTCTGAACCATTACCATTCTCTTCTTCTTGAGGGAAGTCTTCTTCCCCATTTTCCGCTTTATTCATCTTGTTACCCATGTAAGCTTTTTCTTTTTCTTCATCTTCCTTTTCGTCATCTTCAGCTTGGATAGTAGCCTGTTGGTCTTCTATCTTGCTTGTGATTTTCACGTTTTCAGATGAATCATCTGAGTTACCTACATAGTTAGGAGTAGCAGTTGCACTAGAGGTTGGATCAGATCCACCCACAGTGTTTACTTTTTCACCGTCTACGTCCATACCTTGGTCTGCGAGTTCTATTAACACTGACTTAGCAATATTCTTTACCAAGCTTGCGTGCTGATAAGCTGCCTGTTCTTGTTCAGCTTTTTCAATCGCATATGCATCATCCGCATCCATTCTTCCATCCATTTTTTGTAGCACTTCTGCAAGAGCCGCCAAACCTAATGACGTACCTTCCATGTGCTTTTCAATTCTGTTTAGAATTTCATCAGCCATTATAGCCTCCTTATTTTTAAGGTTTATTTTGTTATAAATTTTATGTCTGTTCGACCTT